GGGGGGGGGGGGACATCTGGAATACTCAAGCAAGGCAAGAATCATCGAGCGAATGGTCAGCCCGTACAAATCAGACTGGTGGACCAAGTGAACAATCCCAGACTTTGGCCAACACCAGTGTCCAGAATGCACAAAGACGGTGGAAATCCCTCGGAGTACAAGAGGAACGAAATCCCCCTAGCGGCACAGGCTGGTGGGCCGCTGAACCCAGTGTGGGTCGAGTGGCTGATGGGGTGGCCGCTAGGGTGGACAGACTTAAAGCCATTGGAAATGGACAAGTCCCGCTCTGTGCCGCAACCGCATGGAGACTCTTAAATGAACAATGACCTACCCCCAGCCATAGATGCCTGCCTCGACCTAGTCAATGACTTACTGCACCCAGAAGTCTTTGGCCATGCAATCCCGAATGAGGTTAAAAGCCGTGCATACGTTGTCAGGACCATGCTGGAGCGCTTGAAAGCCCGAATGGAGACCAGCACATGGCCAGAGGCTTAAAGCCCCGTGTAGAGCCTGCCATTGAGGCAGCGCTTCAAAAGAAAAGTAACCTCTCAGACCTTGACTTGGCCAAGCTGTGCTTTTGTGCCAGACGCAGTGCTGCGAGGGTTCTGTTTGACTTGCACCGCCATGAGCTGGTATATATCAGCGGATATACCAGAGTGAGCGCCAATGGCCAGTGGCGGCCTCTGTGGTCATGGGGTGATGGTGATGATGCCATTGCGCCTGGGCCAGTGCCAGGCTCAGAGCGCATCAAAAAATACAGAGAGAAAATGAGTGCAGATGACAAAGACTTTGGCTTGGCCAGACGCAGGCAGAAAGCAAGGGTAGTCAAACGCGACCCACTTGTGGCCGCGTTTTTTGGGTCTTAGTTATTGGCTCAATAGACTGATCAAACCGGCTGCACCAGTTGTTGGGAACATCTTTTTCAAGAGTTCTTGTGTAGCCGCATCAGTGCCTGGTGCAACACCAGTCTGCATTTTTGATGCCAAGTTTGCAGTTGGCTGGGCCGTATAGGCACGGGCTGCAATATTAGTTGGCGCGGCCAGCATCATGCTCAATGGGCTGACTTCCATAGACCTTGTGGCAGTTCCAGAGTCGCCAACAATTGGCTTGAATGCTTGGGCAAACCTAGCGGCCTCATACATTGGTGTCTGGTTAGAGCCATACACAAAGCCTTGCGGGTCTTTGCGGGTCAATGCACTGGCCAGATTCAAGCCTGACACATTGCCAGTCGATGGATTGACCACACCTTGATTGGACCTGATGGTCATCAAGTTGCGATAATTGGTACGGGCTAGTTGGAATGCAGCCTGCTGCTCTTTAGACAAGCCTTGGGCCAATGCGTCATCGACCATTTCTTTGATCTGGAATAAAGCACTGCCAAGCTCACGATCACCCATTGCTGTGGTCATTTCGTTTTTGGCACGCTTGCCAATCTTTGATGACAAAGTCTGCAATTGATTGCCGGTGGCTTCACCTTTAGCAGCATAGTCTTGCAGCTGCTTCACAAAAATATTTGATTTAAATGGCTGAGTTGTCAAACCCTCAAATGCGTTATCAACCAGTTCAATGCCATTTTGAATAGTATTGTTATCTAGTTTTCTGACTTCTGGCGTTCCAACTTTATTATAGACATTGCTAATCTGGCGTTGTGCCTGGGCCAAGACTGGATTGCTCAATTCATCAGAATTGACACCAATGGCTTGCGCTGTGGATCGATTAAGAATCTTTTGGTTTGCATCTTTAATTGCGTTAAATGGTCCAGAAGTAAATGGGCTTGACTCCATTCGAGCTTCCATCTGCTGCAAAGACCTAGAGCCAGTCTCTTGACCAGGCGTTGTGCGAAATCCCATTTCCTTGCCACGGCCAAGAATGGCTTGCTGGGCAGAAGTCAGTCCGGCTGATGCATCTGGTCCAACTACACCAGGAGTCATGCCACCCCCAGTCACTGTGGCTGTGGGCGTTGTGGTCACATTGACTTGAGCGCCACCGACACCTGGTTGACCAGGCATTGGCATGGCTGGTGGCTTAGTGCCAAAAAGTAACTTGGACAATCTGTCTGCACCATAGCCAGCGCCAGCGCCAAATACAGTGCCTGCTCCAGTTTGTTCAACTTTTTGCGCAAAGAATTCTGGCGTTGTTGTGCTAGGTGTTGTGGCCACGGGTTGTGAAGCACCACCAATTGCACCAGTAATCGCGCCAGCACGCACTGGTGCAGTGGTCGCACCAAGTACGCGCACAGCAGCAGTTGATGGGATCAATGTGCCTGCAATGTTGCCTATGACTCGGCCCACATCAATTTCACCTTGACGCATTTGACCTTGTCGAATGTTTCTCTGGTAATCCAGTTCAGCCTGACGATTGATATCTTCAACCCTTTTGCGCTCTGCTTGAGCAAATTGCTCAAGACTTGAGCCTGCTGGGGAAATAGCTTCTAAACCGCGAGTCAGAAGTTGAGCGCCAGCGTCTGGAATATCACGCAAACCGCGAATAACACCACCGACTGGTGAGTTCAGAATCTTGGCTCCAAAAGACTCTGGGGCTTTGCCAGTTGGTGCTGGGGCAGTAATTGGTGCGGCAGCTGGCACTTGCAATGATTGAATAGCCTTGATGATCTGCTCATCAGTCATGCTTTCTGGGAAAGACACTGGCCCAATATTGGGGATTTGAACAATTTTGTCTGCCATTTTTTACTCCGTTACATAGCGAAAGATGCCGGTCGCAGGGTCTTTGACAAGTCTAGGCACACCAGCAGTTGGTGCGGCCATTGGGGCATTCCGTGCAGCCACTGCTTTTTCAATTTGTTTATAGGCTGGGCCAGCTCGTACAGTCATAGCCAATTCAGTGTCGCGTCTAGCACGGGCTTTTTGCTCAATGGTTTTTTGACTGTCACTAGTTTGTGGAAAATATTTAGTGATCTCTTTTTCCATCTCTTCCACACCAATCACCGCACCAGACTCTGGTCGCAAGTTGGCAGTGACCCAATTCTCTTGGGCCTGACGATACTGCTGCCGACCAACATCTTCTGAAATATTGGCAATGCCAGTGGTTAATCCAGCACTTGGGATGGCGCGCATGATGGCCTGATACTTCCCTGGCTGACCATAAGCCTGCTCAAGCGTAACTGGTTTGCCAGTTTTGGGGTCAATGATTGGCTCACCAGACTTATCCACAGCCGGCTGGTTGAAAATCTGAGTTGATTGTTTCATTCGGAATGCAAAGCCTGCTGACTTGCTTTGGTCTTCAGTAGGCTTAGAGCCAGCGCCTTCAAGTTGTGTTCCGGCTGCCGTCATAACTGGCATAGCCGCACCGCCTGGTGCAGTTGGCACATACGCCAGACCTTCTGGTGTTTCTTTGAGTTGATAAGCACCACGGGCAAATTCTTGCTGACGCAAACCAAGACCACCTTGGGCCACGGCCAAATTGCCTTGGGCCACTTTCAAGTTGGCAATCTCACTTGGAGTCATTGTCTGGGCAAATGTTTCGCCACCTTTTAGTGAAGACTTGTTGACGGCCACAGTCTGGCCACCAAGATTCTGCAAAACGACATCGCGTTTTGGACCAAAGCCTTGCATGGTCTTGATATCGCCAGACTCAAACTGCTGGACCATGATGGGTTTGCCAGTGGTGTCAGTCACCTCAAATGGCTGGCCAACAACTTTAGCCCGTGGGTTTAAGTCTCTGGCCATGTCCTGATAACGCTTGGCCTCTTCGCCCTTGCCGGCTGATGCCAAAAGGTCTGCTGCCCTTTGATATTGAGCCGCTTTAATCTCGGCATCGCTTGGTGGCTGAATGTTTGCAGCCAGTTCAGCACGGGCCATGGTTGGGCCAGCTTGCATCCCTGGTGCGGCCAAAGCCTGCTGTTCTGGACTCAATGCAGTTGTCGGTTTGGTAAATATGCCAGCCAATTGGGTTTTTAAATCTTGAGCGCCTTTAGCCTCAGTCAATTTTTGACCAATCAGTAAATCTTGCAATGATCCAGCACGGGCTTGTTGATATCCAGCCTGCCCAGCCTGCAAAGCTGATCCAAGTGCTTGGCCAAGACCAATGCGTTGTGAACTACGGCCACCAGCTTGTAATAGTGCAGCAGCTGCTGACAATGTCGCATTACGCGCCATCAATTTGCGCTGGTCTTCTGACAGTAGTGCGTCAAGTCCTGATGGAGTGCCACCAGACATCCCTCCACCAAATAAACTGCCTAAATTTGCAAAATCAAAATCAGCCATTTTTTATTCCTTAACCGCCTAAAAGGCCAAGAATGCCACCGGCAACAGCACCATAAGGGCCAAACAATTGACCGCCAGCCATAGCTCCACCCAATGCACTTGATGCTGGGTTTGAGTATTGAGGCGTTGTCGATTGCATACCAAGATTGGCAGGCTGCGCACCAAGTGAAGACTGGACCACACCAAGACGCTGCAAACCAATGTTGCGGATTGCATCCATTTGTTGCTGGTCCAAAGCCTGACGCGCACCGCCAGCACCCATGACCGCTTGAGCGCCACCAAGACGCAATGCTTGCTGCTGTGCAGCCAAATTGCCTAGCTGGCTTGCACCGCCTAGTCGCAATTGCGCACCTTGCAAGCCTGCTTGCTGATTGGCAATGTCGGCTGCTGATCTTCGGGCAATGTCGGCCTGCTGCATAGCCATGGCCTGATTGAATGCCTGCTCATTTAATGTTGTCCCAAGTGTGGCGGCCTGCTTGGCAAACCCTTGGTTAGTCAAAGCCTCGGCCACACCTTGGCGCGATCCACCAAAAGCACGGGCAGCAGTTGCACGTTCACCAGTCTGCTGAATGGCAGCGCGTCTTGCCGATTCCAAATCACCCAATGCGTTCTCACGCACCATGCTTGTGTAAGGATTCATGTAGCTGCCAATTGAGCCTGGGCCTTGCCCCATGCTCAAGTTGGTCTGCTGCGCTGTGATCTGACCAGGCTGATAGACACCGCCATAAGCCGCCATTTGTGCGGCCAAGTCAGTGCCAGATATGCCTGGGCCAGCGAGGGCCGTGTTGACCAGAGCTTCCTCGCCTGCCTGATACAAAGGGTTGTACCCAGCAAACTGCTGGACCGGCAATGCGCCAGCGACCCCTTGGGCCTGCTGAAAGTTGGCCAAGAATGCTTCTTTGATCTGTGGATCAATGGAGCTTGTTGAGGTTGTTGTTCCACCTTTTGACATATCGCCACCTTATCCGAGTAAAGATTTCATTTTCTTGGCAGGCACTTTGCCTTCATTGATCATGTCCAAGAGTCCCTTGCCGTATTTATCGACTGAGGACTTCTTGATGACGTATTCACCGCGCATCATGTCAACTTGACCCTCATCTGGTCCAGCAGGGTCACGACCAGAAACCTGAGTAATTAAGCCGCCATAGAATTTATTATGAGAGACAAGACCTTCAGAAATGTAGGTGTGTGCATCTGTAACCACCATCTCAATGACTGGTCCAGTTCCAACATCAGTGATGCTGACCAGCTTCTTTGTCACATCTTCAAAACCACGAATTGATGTGCCAATTTCAATGTCGCTTATCTTTTCCCACTTATTGTCAGCAGTTAAAAATTTGTGCGTAATGGAAATAATGATTTTTTGGCCATCGTCAAACAGCGCCTCAACTTTGGGGCGCTGAAGAACATTGACATACTCGACTGGAAAGTCGCCATAAACAAAGGTCTCATCATGTAGCGTGTGCAACATATCACCGACCTTGAGGTCGCCAGCGCGTACAGTGCTGCGATCAGCAAGCAAGATATGCACATCTGGGTCTACGCAGTCGCCACTAGCAGCGCCGCTATCATTGCCACCACCATCACCGCCACTATCCCCACCATCACTGCCATCACCAGTGCCACCACCAGAAAGGTCCACGGCAGTATTCCCAGCAGCCGCAGCCGCAGCCTTGGCTGCATTAGCCGCAGCGATCTGGTCATACAGACCAGGGTTATAGCCACCCATTGGCAAGTTGCCGACAACATTTTGATAAGGATTGCCGACTGGTCTCATCTGGCCCATGATCTGGGCATAGGGTGAGCCAGTGCCACCCACTGCAAATGGGTTGTACTGAGAGCCAATTGGAATGGATTGATAGTTGTTGAAGTTCTGGGCAAAGCCTTGGGTTGCACCAGCAAATGGTGTGGTCGCCCGAAAACGATTCTCAATGTCTGTGCCAGGCATTCCAGTGATCTGACCCACTTGGCCCGTTGTGATGCCAAGACGATTCATCTCGGCAGCAATTTGCGTGTCAGTCAAATTGGGTGTTGTTTTAAGCCAGTTGGCAAATAAGTCGTAATTGTTTGTGGCTGTTGTATTTGTTGTGTTTGTAGTTGTATTAACTTTAGTGTTATCAACCACAGTCTTTGGCAAATATGGGGAAAGCCTTGACTGCACTTGGCCCACTGGCACACCCGTCATGCTTGAAATTTGCTGCGCATTGAGACCCAGACGATTCACTTCAGCAGCAATTTGTGCATCAGTTAAATTAGGTGTTTGCAGATAGTCATAAAGACCAGTCTCTGCTTGCGTTGCAAAGGTTGGCTTTGTGGCCGTTGTCACTGGCGTTGCAGCTGTAATGCGCTGCTGTACAGTGGCCGCTGGCACACCCGTCAAGGCAGAAACCTCTTGTGCTGAAATTCCAATGCGGTTTATTTCATTGGCAATTGCCGCATCTGACAAGCCTGGTGTTTGCAAATATGCAAGCAATTGTTCGGTCTTTGTAGCCATATTTATCCCCTAAAGTTCCTTTGCAAGTACAGCCCATTTTGGTTTGTACCCTTCGTCTTTCAAAAATGTCTCTGACCAGCCTCTTCGGCCTGCCAAAGTCACCCTGGTGCAGCCAACAGACTTGCCCCAGGATTCGATCAATGGTCGCATCCGTGAGAGTTCATCTAGGTCGCCACCAGCCAGAAAATAATGCAAATTCTTTAGCCTGGGATAGACAATGATCTCTGTCAACACCACCGAGTCCTTGGCTGGCCACAGCTGTAATCTGTGATCCTCGACCATCTCAGCGACATCGTCAAAATTATGTGTGCCTCCACTGTATTCTAAGGCAGCCTCCACATGATGGCGCAGCCTGTCCAAATGTTCTTGGTCGCTCATCGCTTACCAGCTGGCACAGCATCAAGCCTCATCACCCCGACACGCCAGTCGGCCAAGGTGTTGCCAGTGACCCTCATATTGACTTGGCGCCCAGAAAACCTGACAGAAGTTGGGTTGGCTGCCGTGTATGGTCCAAATGACGATTGAGTGCCAGTCGGGTAATTGCGGGTTTTAAATGAAACCACGGCCTCACCCAAAGTCTGCTCATCGGGAATGACCTGACGCACCGACATGATGTTGTCGCCATTGCCAAGCTGGACTGGGCCACTTTCAGCGTAGAGGCTGGCACTGTCATAGTTAAAACCGACTTCATGCTCATAGATGTAGCCAGTGGTTGAAACCATCAAGGGATAGGTAAACACACCGGCATCAACCCCAGCAGTTCTGGCCAATGTGCCAATGTTCCAGTGGTTTTCGCGGTAGTTGAAAGTGACATAAGAGTCGTTTTCATTACTCGATGCGCTTGGGTAATACCACCAAATCTCGCCAAACTTGCTGACATGGACCGCATAGATTTTGCTGGCCTGCGCGTAGTTGATGTTGTCAAAGATGTAATCTGACACATCACTTGGCAGTGGTTTGACATAGCCGTCATATATCCAAAAGCCTGCGCGTGACATCCAAATGGCTGCCGTATCAATGGCCGCCACCGCTTGGGCTGAAATGAGACCGCAGCCAGAGCCAGCCTTCTCAAAGCCATAGACAAATGGCGCGCCAACATACTGGGCCGTGTGGACATCCACATCTGTAAACAGTAGATTGACACCTTTGACCCGCTTGCCAGCGATCAATGTGCCAGGGCTGGCCAAGTCATAGTCGCCTGCAAGGTTGTCGCCTGCTGGTGTCCAAAGGGTATTGTTCTCTTGGTCGCACCACTGCACCTTGCGT